CTGGTTTAGATTAGTCTTTTTATTCCGCTTAGAATCCATTGTTTCGGCGTCTTGAGAACCTCTACCAATACCTAGCATCGACCGCCATTGATATCGTTGCTTATAGGTCATAATTCCACCGAATTCTTTGGCAAGATCGGTAGTCATCTCGTTCTCTTCTTTAAAGAGCCAGCCAACAGATCTACGGAATTGTCCTGATGTATGGTTAAGCGTCGTAATAAGATATTCGCTTCCATTATCGCAGATAGTAGTTTGATCTATATAAAGGCCAAGCGGATTCATGATGGCGTTGGTCTTTTCTTGCAGCGTCTCGAGGCTCAAATAATCGCCACGATTGCTTGAAGCATCTTTTTCGATGGGATTAATGGCGACTGCTTTATTGAACTCTATACGGGCTTTTATGAGTTCTTTTAGATCGTCGCTCTCTAATTTGATATCAATCATTTGGTTTTCCTACTGTTGTCACAAAGTCTACCGTGTGCTCATTAATACTTTCTTTGCCTGCTTTGGCTTTTTCAATGAGACATTTGCGCATATGTCTATCGATTTCAGGCTTAAATATCTCATTAAAGCTTTTCATTACGGCATTTACTTCTTGCACTTTGATCGCCAAGATGTCTATTGTATCTTGTTCATTTTTAATGAGAACTGCCATCTTCCATAAAAGCACTATGTTGAGCGACGTTAATGATACCAGTGTGAATAAGTAAAACATATTTTTATTCATTTTCCTTTGTTTCCGGGACCTTAACAAGATCTACTGGTCCTTTTTTATATAGCTCTATTTCTTTATCTAGACTATTAAAGAACATGTCGCCCTTAGGGTTCTGTTCTCTTATTGAGTCATGCATCGGCTCAAGATCTATCCATAACTCGCACATCTTACTATACAGCTCTAATGCTCTACCTTGCGACAAAGTCTTATCGCCCAGTTGTTTGTGTATATTAAGTATCTCGTCGAGCTTCTCTTGAACGCCCTCGAACAGTTCTTTTAAGATATCTGCTGTCGGTCTCAACACAGGTCTATTAGCCATGCATTCCCCAATATGGTTAGAGGTTTAATATTTTGTCCATCATACCAAATTGAACATCCTCGTCCAAGTGCAAGTACTTGGCCAAAGCACTCTCATAAAAATGCGTAATAAATTTAAATATCACTGCATGATCTTCTATGTCTAGCTCACAGAATTTTTTCATAAATTCTTTATAGGGGTATTTTGAGCATATTTTAGTCATTGCCAAACCATTTTTTTCTGTGGGTTTTTCATTTATTAGCGCTGCTTCTTCTGGTTCTACCCATGCAACTTTTACGCGTGATTCGTTTTTGTACTCCATAAGGGACCATTTTATAATAAGGCCCTTGTTTTTGTAGCCATAGCCAAGCATGAAATTTGGAATATTAAGATTCCAGAAATGTTCTTCTATTTTTGAAACATCGTAATTTATATGTACGGCTTCGGTTAATCTATTTTCCGTTTTCTTTTTATATTTTTCGTATATACGGTTTAAAGATTCATTATTGAAAATGCTATCGTGTGTTTCATTCATGGTTTCCCTCATCCAAGCTAACTAATTCTATAGATATAACGTTATTAATATTTAAAATTACGTCGTTTGTTATTCTTCCGATAATCTCTTTTGTTGTTGGATTCCAGATTATTCGTTGGGCGACTAGCATACCGCTAGCGTATCTTATTCTGGCGAGCAATTTTAAGCGGCTCGCATTCTTCATCGCTATTTCATACTCTTTTATTGAACCATCAACAAACGCAATACGTACAATCATATTAGTTTTCCCTATTATGCATTAAGGTCTTAGACATCATCATGTTAAATACGGTCATTTGGCTCATAATTAGATCACTAAGGGCTTCTTCGCATAGCTCTAATAGCTCTATATCGATGTGATACCCTTCTTCAGTGAGAAGATTTATAGTCTCTTCCTCAGAGTCATATGTCACATATGCTTTCTTTCCTCCAAAGGCAAATAAGGGCAATTGTACGCTAAAATCTGGTACCCCTAATGCCTTGAATACCTTCGGATAGAAATCCATATTTACTGCGATAAATTCCGCCTTCATCTCGGCCATGCGTTTTGTGTCGTATTTGCCTTCTCTTTTCATCATAATTGTTTCCATATCTTCGGGTTTTTCTTCGCTATTTCTTCCAGATAATCCATAACTTTACTGTCTATATAATCGGGGTCATCGCTATAGCAGTAGATATTTTGAATGTCCTGCATCTGCTCTATAGTCAGCTCTTCAAGATTAAGTTCTTCGTCGAACCCCATTTCTTGCATCCATTCAAAAATTTGTTCTTCTAGTATTGTATTAGCCTCGTGTGACATATTTACCCCTTTCGTTCTTAGCCAAGTACGGTCTACCGATACTGCTTAATGCAACCCAATGTGTTACGGCTGAGAATTGGTCTCTTTCGAAACCAAGTTGCCCCCACATAACAAAGCTCTCCCCGTCCCATTGCATTATATTAATATGGTCGCTTTCGTGCAGCACAAGGCAAATTTGAGTGTGTTTTGGTTGTTCTTTGTTTCTGTCTATCCAATTAAATACCGGCATCTTAATCCTTTAAGTCTTGCGGATACGATAATGTACCTAGATCTACCATGGAGTTTTTATGAAATGCCGTTATGCTCACATTCCCTAGTATGTAGTCGTATTCTATAAAATTGCGCTGTTTAGCTAATCTACGCTGTGCCCGTACAAACTTCTGCCATTTGTTAGTGATAGGCGCAAATGCATTAAAAGCTTCCGCGTAGCCCTCTCTTTTTTCCTGTAATATATCCAATTCTTTATGAATTTTATTTTCTAGCATATGCCATATTTTATTTATACGAATGATAGTTGCGACTTCTTTCTCTGTTTTACAAGGATATGGCGCAGCTGGTGTCATACTATCAAGTTCTTTTATGAGGTCGAATATATTGTTTTCCATTTAATCCCAACTTTCGTTTAACCATTCTGCTGAATGTTCTTCTTGTTTATAGTGGCGTCTATTTATGTTAGTAGTTCTTTTGGCCCCATGATCTTCGAAGATCAAAGAATATTCATAAATGATATCTTCGATGGTTTCCCCGTTCAAAGACTTAGCCTCTTCGATAACACGAAACATCTCTTGCCCTAGTTCTTTATCAACTGTATTGATATCAAGACAATAGAGTTTGCACATATATTGGATGAGCTCTAGTTTTTTGTTCTCAGACATTATATTTCCCAGCCATGTATAAAATTGAGATCTACTAATAGCTGATACAAGTTATTTACTTTGAAAAAATCACTGGGGTGAAGTTTGCTAAGAAAAATTGTTTTGTCTTCAAGATTCATCTCGTAGAATTCGACAAAGCTCATATTAAATTTATTGAAAACAACTGCTAATTCGCCAAGAATTTGCGCGATTTGATAGTTTTTCTCTATATCTATTCTGTCCATGATTTGACCCTTTCAGTCAGCGTTTACATAGGAGTTCTACGACTCCATTTTGGAGGTGAGACTTAGCCGTCTCGTTTAAACCTATTAAGAGTATACACCATATATTTATAGGGTGCAAGTATTATTTTAAGAAATAAAAAAGCCCCCTGGATGTAGCACCAGTAGGGCTTATACGTTCGTTTCGTTCTTCAAGATCTTATATCAATCTTTGGAGTAAGCCAACAGTTTTTAGGAACAACGCGACTATGTCTCATATGAAGCATCGGTTTTATTATACGGTTATCTTACCCCAAAGTCTTCAACATATCCCTGTTTAACGTTAACTCTCTTTGTTACTAGTTTGTTGAACGCTTAGTTCTGGATATATTGTATTTTTTTCTGTCCATTCTTTTACAAGCGCAAAATTACTATCAAAATAGCAAGCAAGACCCTCTAGAAGCATGCTAATTCCGAAACAATCCAGATTTACCGGCCGATCATAAAGGAATTTTTCAGCGTGTTCTTTTTTATATCCGAAATACATATATAGTGTTTTTACTTCTTCTTGATCTTTTAAATGGAACCATCTTATTTCGAACAAATACTCCGGTGTATTTTTTGATCTAAATTGATAACTCATTGTAGGGCATCCCATTAATATCATTGTTTTTTCTACTTTGCTTATGATATCCAGGGCTATTATTCTTTTTTCGATATATAGATTAATATAATCTTTATTTGATTCAAGATTATGCAAGATTAGTCCGCAATATTCCATTATTCCCCTAAAAAAACAATTGGCAAAGAAAACACCCAAGTTTTTTAGGCTTGGGTAGAAATTCCTTGCCATCGTTAAACGAGTCAGTTAGATTAAGACTCGTTTATTGAAATATTATGATTCACCGAACAGCCAATGTGCGCTTATCTTCCACGACGAAACACAGTAACTGTTAAAAATCAACCGAAAGCAATTATAAATGAATCTGGCTCAAAATCAAGCAAAACTTCACAACCCGCGACAAAACAACCCGCAACTAATATACAGGTTTGAACGCCATCATACGCCTGATGATCTACAAGTAATATTTAATCATACGCCGCTCAAGGCGCAATCGTTGTTGTCCATTCTTATTGCTTTAGGCAAACGCTATCATAGGGTATTCCCTAGCCTCGATACTCTATCGGCAATGACCGGCTTCTCCAAAACTTCCATCGTCAGGTACATCCAGATTCTGGAGACCTACGGCCTTATCAATGTCTTACGCGATACAAATAAAAAGAGGAAAAGGAAGGATTCCAATATATATATTCTCAACCCGGTCTTACTGTCAAAAAACTTTTCAAATATAGTTTATGCATTCTGTATACGGGCCTATCAAATGACAATTAGAGACTTCTCAGGTTTTTCAAAAACCGCTCTGGTTCGTATGTGGACCCTATATAATAATTTTATAAAAGGTATTAAGTATTTAAGATCTTCGAAGGAGATCTTCGAACGTTTGTTTTTACGGACTCCGCCGTCACGCGACGGCGTCGAAGAAGAAAAACGTTACGTTTATGAAAAAATAGACGAAGAAGGGGAAGAAACTAAGAACCTACAACGGGAAGAAACGACGACAACTCAGGAAACGTTATCAACGAATGTTCAAGCGGCTATCGATGCTATGACCCGCGGCGTGCCTATCTACCGTGACGCTTACAGCAAAGCCGGATTCTCGGTTAGCGAGATTCAACACCGTATTAACGCCTATTTGTTCAAATATCTTAGCGTTTTAACAGACGTCGAACGTTTAACGTTACGTAAAAAAGGATTTGCCGTATGATATACGAATTTCTACAGCGCAACGGCCAAAAAGTAGCAGATTATTTAGGGTTGTCTCAGGCCGGTGCTATTCGAATCGCGCCTTTCGATGACATAGTTCATGAGCAATCTTTAAAACTTTATACTAAATGGGCCGCCAAACAGCGGGGGCGCGTGGAAATGCCTAATAGAGTTTATATAAAAATAGCAGCATCAGTCTCTAAAGAAAGAGAATTAAATCCGGATTATTCTAAGATTAACGCTTTGTTCTCGCAGTACGGACTTTCGCAAACTGCTGCTGAATATCTTGCTCCAGAAGATAGACCGCCGCAGCCTAAAGCTTCAAGCAACATTCCCGTCCCCCGTGAACTTGACCCCATTTACGAGGGTTTTATTATGTCTGGGCTTATGGCCTCCGGAATATTCGAAGATGCACCAGGTTATATGCTTGAAATGGCTCAAGCTATTCTCGATCTAGCAGAGTCAGGTTATATAACAGCTTTCTTATGTGGAGAAGTCTACAAACCAGACCTCGCCATGCTAACCCTTGGTGTATTTACTATCATAGACAAACAAATTTGCCTTAGGAACGAAGAAGGGCGTCCTTGCCAAGTATCTGAAGAGGATGCTAAAAAACGTGCAGCCAAGGGCATATATGATCGCGCGCAAGAACTATACAAGAAAGCCCAATCTTGATATGCTCCTAACAAATACGATGGGAGACGATATTGAAATATATATTAGAACTAGAGCCTGAGCCTTGTGCTAGACCGCGCTGGGGCAATGGACATGTTTATGATACACAGCAACTTCTTAAAAGCGTCATGGCCCTTACTATAGCCAAGCAGCATGGCGATCGAAAACCTTTCACCGGCGCGTTAGCCATTTATATAAAATTCTATTTAACACCACCACCAGGCAAAAAGAATAAATTGCGCCTCGGTAAACCAATGATATATAAGCCCGATATTGATAATCTAGAGAAACTCTTGTTAGATGCTCTTGCAAGATCTCGCATTATTAAAGACGATTGTATCATTTGCGAACTGCACTCGAAAAAGGTATATGATCCTAAGGGGCGCACTGTGTTCGAAATAGTCGAACTACTCGACCAAAATGCGGAAACCGATGAAAACAAAAAAGACAGTATCAAGCAAAACACAACAAAAAAGTAATCTTATATCGATATTCGATAAGAGGCCTAAAGATAAAAGGCTTTATGATAGCTACAAAGAGGTCAATGCCTGGCGTGAAATACCGCTTCAGCCGGCGATGATAAACAAGCTCGAAATGGCAATACTGGACTGGTGCCAACTCCCAGACTCTCGGTCCTTTGAACAATTTCTTGATGAGAGGGGCATTCATGACTCAACGTGGGACAAATGGATGAACTCCAGCCCGGTCCTCAAGGAAGCGCATGATTTTGCCTTAAGACACATCGGTGTTGTTCGTGAAAATGGTATGGCTGACCGCAAATATGAATCGAGAGTATATGCCTTTACGCAGCGTAATTACTCTAAAGTCTGGCGTGCTACCCAAGACCTGGAATATGCACGTAAGAAAGCATTGGCCCAAGAGCAAGAGCCTAATAGAACCTATGTCGTTTACGCCGATGTCGCTGAAGATTGCCCTGAAGTTAAATCCTTGAAGAAACCTGATACACAGATAGCAGATATGCCTCATGATGATCTTACAGAAGATACGTCGTTGATCGTTGAAAATATATTGGAAGAACCTGCACGTTTAATGGAAGATGACTAATATGACATACCCAAGAGACACGGTTAAATACGAAGACGGTAAGAACGTAACTATCCGCTTTACTGGCGGCGATGCTATTGATCTGTCACTAGATGACGATGAATATACTGCTCTTTTGGAAGCCCTAGACGGAGAAGCATATAACACCTGGATCGAGATAGATTCATGGCGTTGGGTAGTTGTCGACAGAGGAGATAGCGGTTCATACAAATATGTTCGAGAAAACAGGGGCTATATGACCTATCATATCAATATAGATAACATAGCTTTCGTAAGCCATTCTTAAGGATAATTGATGTCTAACATTGAAGTAGCTATTCATCTAGACAAATTTAAAGCAAGAGACTATCAAAAGCCTGTATGCGATGCATTCCTTAACAAGGGCTACAAGAAGATCTTATTGATATGGCCCAGACGTTGTTTACACGGTGAAACACATATAACTATGGCTGATGGTTCTTTTAAGCTATTAAAAGACATTCGGCCCGGTGATTCTATATTGTCGTGGAATGGTTCTTCATTCGAACCAGATGTTGTTAAGAATGGCTGGATAACAGAATCTAAAAAGACTTTAAACATTAACGCTAAAGCATGGCCAACTATAATAACATCTGAAGATCATCTGTTTGCAGCCTGTTACCAGAATTGTAATGTTAATTGGTACAAAGCTTCTGATTTGAAGCCTTTGCATCAACTACAAGTCTATGGTGGTATAGAATGCGGTTCTTTACATGATCCTGATCTTGCAGAGTTTATTGGTTATATGATAACTGACGGTTATGTATCAGGACATCAACAGCCTAAGTTTACAAATATTAATATTGAGATACTAAAGCGTGTAGAATATCTGGCTTTGAAGCTATTCGGTATTATTGCTATATGGCGTCCTAAGGGCAATGCTTATGATCTTGGACTAACTAACGGCTCTAAGGGCGGTGGATACACGCCGAACAAAGTTAAGATGTTATTTAGGGATTACTCCCTTGATGTTCCTAAGAATGTTAGGCCGATTCATCCATTAGTTTGGCAATTTGATAGAGAATCATTAGGTAGATTTCTGTCAGCAGTTCTTTCCTGTGATGGCTCAATTTATACCCATAAAGAATCAATAATTCATGATACTAAACGTGACAGACATTCTGTCGTTAAACCATATACAGAGATCTCTATATCTTGTGGCAAGAGTCATTCTTATGGTTGGGGAATGTATTGGTTACTGCGCAAAATAGGTATTCAACCGCAAGTACCTAAATTAGAACATGGCGGTTCTAATCTTAAAATTAGTATTGGCCGTCATGATCAAATAAAAACTTTATTATCTTATGGGCCAATATATGGTAAAGAAGATAAACAGAAGATCTCTTTAGATATTATTGAGAATCGTGAGTTAACTCCCTATATCCTATATAACGGTTGTTATCGTTCGCGCATCGATGAAATAAAACCAGGTCTTACATCAGATCTTTATGATATTGAGACAGAGAAGAACCATAACTTTGTAGCCAATGGCTATGTTGTTCACAATTCGGGCAAAGATCTAGTCTGCTTTAATCTGCTGCTACGTGCTGCTTTGAAGAAAGTTGGCATCTATTATGCGATCTACCCGACATTCTCACAGGCCAAACGAATTGTCTGGGATGGACTGACTAATGCCGGCTTCAAGTTCCTCGACTTTATACCCAAAGAGCTGATTGAATCTACTAATTCAACTGAGATGAAGGTTATCCTCAAAAATGGTAGCCTTCTCCAGCTTGTTGGCTCTACTGACTATGACAAACTAATGGGGACAAACATATCCGGCTGTATATTCTCTGAGTTCGGCCTCACAGATGGGCAGGCATACGGCTATATTCGCCCTATGCTGAACGCAAATGATGGGTTCTGCATGGTTATATCAACACCGCGAGGACATAACGCCCTATGGGAAATGTACGGCGTTGCCATTAACAATCCGGAATGGTTCGTAAGCAAACTTACCCTTGACGATACTCGTCATATTGACCCGATGATCATTGAAAATGAGGTCCAGCGCGGCGAAATCTCAAGAGATCTTGCCTTACAGGAGTACTGGACGAGCTTTTCATGTGGTCAAGCTGGCTCATTTTATGGAAATACTATCGACAGAATCCGGGTAAAAGGGCAGATTTCTCGTGTTCCTTATGAGAGCCACCTACTCGTTAATACTGCATGGGACATAGGTCTAGATACCACAGCACTCATATTTTTCCAGGTTTTACCTACCGGATCAGTACATCTAATCGACTTTTACGAGAACCAAAACCTTTCTTTAGAGCATTACATGGGCATATTGAAGGCCAAACCCTATATTTACGGGAAACACATTGGCCCACACGATCTGGCAAATAGAGAATTTTCTTCTGGCGTTTCAAGGTTAGATTTGGCTAGGCGATTAGACGTCAAATTTGTTCTTGCGCCCAACATTGCGGTGGCCGATGGCATTGAAGCAGGACGTGCATTATTATCTAAGACATACATAGATGAAGTATCTTGCAAAGATCTTATTCGTCACTTGGAGAATTACCGCCAAGAGTATGACGAAAAGCGAAAGACATATACGGGTAAGCCTCTCCACAACATCGATAGCCATGCGTGTTTTACAGGCGATACAAACTTATTGACACGTAGCGGAATGCGTCAGATAATGTTAATAGAAGAAAATGAAGAAGTATTAACTTTATCTGGGTGGGTACGATGCACGAAAGCTGTAAAGACAAGAACAAATGTGAATGTCGTGGAAGTTTCATTCGAAGACGGTATGAGGGTCAAATGTACGGGGGAGCATTTATTTCTAACGGCGTCAGGGTGGAAATCTGCAAAGAAGTTAACGAATGGTACCGAGATCCAATCATCCTTGACGAGATTACTACCTACTTTGATGGAGATTTATATCGAATATGGCCGAATGAACGATACCCAACGTACTGCGGGAAGACATTACACAGAAATGCATGGAAATGCGCTTTTGGACCTATACCAGAAGGCTGTAATATACATCACAGAGATAATGATACCCATAATAACAACTTATGGAATCTTGAGTGTTTGCCAAAGGCAGAACATCTTAAATTGCCTCGGCCTAATTGCAAAGGATTTAGCCAAAAAGCTCGGGATCGGGCAACCGAATGGCATAGATCTGACGAAGGCAGACTATGGCATAGCAGACATGCTAGAAAGACTCAGGGCTGGAAAAAACTCAAAAGAGAGCCTAGAAATTGCGCTAACTGTGGAAAAGAATTTCTTTGCCTTATTCGGAAAAGTCCTCATCCACAAAGATTCTGTCATCCAACTTGCAAGGCCTTGTATTATAGAAAAAGTAAACTGGGTTAAAGACAAATATGATGTTTATGATATAACAACAGAAAATGCTCATTTTACGCTTTATAATGGATCTATTGTTCATAATTCAGACGCTTTTCGTATGCTTGCGGTAGCGTTACCCAAAGTCAGTCTATCGACGACGGCAGACGATCTTGATAAGCGGTACAAGGCTGCTATGTATGGTGAACAGAACCAGTTACCACGATTCTTTAGAGATGGGATATAGATGGATACATATTTGCATGTCGGTAATAAACGGCAAGATAAATGTCTCAAGTGTTTAGAGCCTGTAGGGTCACGATGTTTCGAGTTTTGCAGCGAGCAATTCGAATTCTTTCTTTGCGAACCCTGTGGTACAGCGTTACAAGAGAAACTTGATGACGCTTTTCGCAAGGTTATTCTAGACCATATAAAGAATATTGATACAGATAAACTTGGTACTTGAAATCGCGCCATATTAGTTTATATTAACACCAGTTTATTTTATTATTTCTTACTCAAAGGAGTTACCGTGATCGGTACAAAGTGTGTCTCATCTGTATTATTACTTTCTTGTTTTAGCATATTCGGCATGATGCGCAACCAGGTCCAATATGACGAAGAAGGCTTCAAGGTTGCTTGTGGCGACGAGATAAAGCAAGTTGCTTATCATAATGTATCCAAAGATCTTTTAACGATGCATAAACTCCATAAGGTTCATGAGTTCCTTGAGCACGGAGGAAAAATAAGGGCATCTAGATTAGATAATGGCGAATATGTATTAGAAAGCCATGTAGATGGATTGGGCGGCGGTCCTGGTTGGGCAATTGTTACCGCTTTAGTTGGATATCCTTTGGTGGGATTGGCAGCATTAGGCACATTAATAGTTACTTTGCCTTCAGGACCTGGCTGTGTTGTAGCAGCGGCGGCAGTTGCTACTGGTGGAACACACTTGGTAACTGAAGCAGTTATTGTGGTTGCGGCTATACCTACCCCATAAAGGCTACCAATGGAATATTCTATCAAGCAACAAATTCCTTACATTATAGCAGAATCTATAGTTTGTACTCTGCTTAACTTTGGTCTAAAAGGTAGCTTTATACCATCTGAGTCAATGTGGACTGTTCCAATAGTTATAATATCATTAGCATTTGTTAGATGGCTTCCAAAGACTGATAGCGAATTTGCTATAAAGAATGTATTTAGAAAGTATCTTCCGCCAATGATATATTTACCGTTGGCTATGTGTTGCTGGCAATATTATACCTACAAGCACATAACATTATGGCAAATACCGATGATATTCTTATGTTGCCTTTTGATATTTGTTATTATGGAGCGTTCATTGTACGATTAGGACTATAGTGCTAACTGCTTTGACATAATATATTCCTCTATGTTGTAAACCCCGATAGACGTCGGGGTTTTTTGATGTAAGCTGTTCTCGTTATTATTAATCTTATACGGGAGACAATATGACCGCTCAAGAATTAGAAACAAATTTGACCCATATGGCATCGGTATCGTTATCTAACCTGGAAGCCTTATGCAAAGAACTGGCTACTGAAGTGAAAGAAGACTGGCCAAATCTGGTCCATTTGGTGACTTCCGGTGATCTAGGAAAAAACATTTTGTCGGGCATCGCTCTTCTCAAGCCTATTATTAACTTTGCGGAAATGATGCTTCCTCAGTTCAAGACTCTTATAGATTGGATTGTTAATATATTAACCCAAATAGCAAATCTTTATCCTGTAACCCAATCTTGTTCATGTCCTGCTTGCGCTGCTTGATATTATTCTCTTTGATATGATTTATATTCTTTGCCGGTGAGTTCTTTAAATGCGCTGAGCATCTGGTTTTGACCGTCTATTATATTGCCGATATTTTCTTGATTTATCATGATGAACGAGAAGAGTGGCGTAAAATTATCATATATATCGAGTATAGCGGTTATATAAACCAGTTGCTCGCTTGCCTCTTTAGATGTATTAAGTTTTTCGTAGAAGCGTGCTAATTCTTCTTGATAGATTTCAGACTTTGCCGTTATCTGGTTTATTAAATCTTTCATTTTGGGCCTTTACCATTTTATTTAATAAGGAGACTAGACTATCTAGTTGTAGTGTAGCATCTCCTATTGATTTATAAGTTTCGAGCAACCTATTACTCGCTACGGCAATGCCATCATTATAGTCATATAGACGTCTAATAAGCTCCGCGTTCATATCATAGTTGGTCTGTCCGCCAATAATCTCTTTCTGAGCTGGTTCCTCTTTATGTTCTATCGGCAACTGTTGCTTTTGCGCATTTTTTCGCTGTATTCTTCTGTATTTTTCGCAGTTTTCGTAGACTTTTATTACTTCGTTAAGGTCGTAACGCTTATAGAGGTCATCGCCAACGAAATGGCTTTTGACGAGTCCCGCTTTTTCCCAATTATATATAGTGTTTGCGCTTATGTTTAGCTGTTTCCCTATGGTAGTAGGCTTCAAATATTGCTCTGTTTCCATCAAAGTCCCGTCTTGTTACAGGTTTCTAAATATTCTTGGATTATGCACCGTGATGCTGTGGTGTGCTTTGCTATGGTCTCAGCGAAATCATAGAATCCCAATATATCCATGCCGATATCGCGCGCCTCCCGCAAAAGATCTGCATCGATTGGTATGTTTCGCAGTTTACTTTCACGCAGTATATTGGCATTGTTTGTGAGTAAAGCACTTTGCTCGTGCAATATCGTCAAGATCTCTTCCATTTTTATTTGTAACCGATTATGCATATCTCTCCATAGCATTTTCTAAGTTATTTTCTGAATACTACTGCTATCAATAGTAAATATCAAATTTATTGCATCACGATATATGTGCACCTACGTTATTGGCGATTATACAAATAAATTAAAAACCGTAACGAGGAGTGTTTTCATGATATTCCCGCAATTAGGAAGTAAATACGCGGAGGAAACCCACAAAGGCATTCTGGGCCGCATGGAGGCTTCCTATGCGCAGGCGATAACGCACAACATGAGTTTCTGGTCCGAGGCCGATTTAGACACTCGTTTCTTTGTTGGCGACCAAACTATTTACCAGGCTCTTTATAATAACGTTCCTGGTCTTAATAAACGTAATTTCACGTTTAACCGTATCAAACGTATTATCAACATGATTTCCGGTAACCAACGCAAGAACCGCAAACAAACGGTAGTACAAGCTGATCAGAAGGCAGATGAAGCTTGCGCCGACCAGTTATCAAAAGTACTTATGCAGATCCACCATAAGGAGCATGTACTTGAAACAATATCATCGTCCTTTGAAGATGCGCTTGTTACTGGACTATCGTTTCTCCAGATCTATAACGACTTTCGTCTCGATCCACTATCAGGCGATATCAAGGTTAATAAATGCGATTATAACTCTTTTGTCGTAGACCCTTTTTGGCGTCTCCCTGATATGAGCGACTGCAATTTTATGTGGAAGCGATCTTTCCTTACTAAGCGAGAGATTATATCGCTATTGCCTAGTGCTAAGGACATCATAGTCGACCTGTACGGTGAAGATCTTCGTGACGGCAAGTTCCAGTTCATGCCCGAATCTTATGGCTATGCAATCAAGAATTTGCTTACCTATGATGAATATTATTACCGCGACTATCGTGAACAACTGATGCTTGTCGATAAGAAGACCGGCGAAGTACAAGAATGGCAAGGCGAGAAAGACGAGAAGTTAAACCTGTTCTTAGCTACCTATCCAGAGATTACTACTATTGAGCAGACCATTCCCACTGTCCGGTTAGCAATTGTAGCCAATGGTCGCGTCCTCTATGATTCGATTAACCCACTTGGTGACAACTACCCATTTATACCTGTACTTGCATATTTTTCTCCACAAGTTCCATACTTTCCTTACAGAGTGCAAGGAGTCGTGAGATCACTCAGAGACGCTCAATACCTATATAATCGCAGAAAAATTATCGAATTGGATATTTTAGAAAGCCAAGTTAATTCAGGATGGAAATATAAAGAAGATGCGCTTGTTAATCCGAATGATATATTCTTGTCTGGGCAAGGGAAAGGCATTTGTCTCAAGTCTGAAGCGCAAATGACTGATGCTGAGCAGATTGTTCCGCCAACTATTCAAGCTACTACTATCCAATTGTCAGAATTGCTCGGCAAAGAAATGCAAGAGATCGCTTCCATAAACGAGGAACTTTTGGGTACTGCGGTCGACGACAAAGCTGGTATTCTCTCTATAGTGCGGCAAAACGCATCTATTACCACTTTGCAGACACTCTTTGATCAGTTAGATCTATCCCAAAAGCTCCTCGGTCAAAGAATGGTAGATATTATTCAGCGTGACTATATGCCGGGCAAGATTAAGAAGATTCTTGGCGGCGAAGAACCTGCGCCACAGTTTTACAATCGTAATTTCCAGAAATATTCCGCTCATGTTGAAGAAGCCGTTTTAACAACAACACAGAAACAATTACAGTTTATGCAGTTACTGCATCTTCGTGAGATCGGCGTACCTATACCAGACGATATTTTGGTTGAATCGTGCACAGTTACAAACAAGCAAGAACTTACCGAAAGTTTAGCGAAGCAGGCTCAACAAAAGTCACAGATGGAGACTCAACAAATGCAACTGCAAATGCAGCAGATCCAGGCTCAAATAAAGTTATCGGAGGCACGTGCTACAGCCGATGAAGGTCTTGGCGTTGAACGGCTATCTCGCGTACAAGAAAATGAACAATTGGCCAAGGAAAGATCTGCGGCAGCCGAACGAGACCATCAATCTGCTGTATTAGAGATGGTTCGTACGCTTAAAGAGCTTGATACTATTGATATTACGCATCTCAAGGAGTTGGTAACGCTATCTCATATGATAAAGAACCAAGAGGCAGGCATTCAGATGGGCACCTCTCAAGCTTTAAGCAAGCCGGTTCAGCAAAAACAACCCAAAAAAGTGAAAAATACCCCTACAAAACAACCAAAATCCTCAGGAGTTAAATAATGGCAACAAATAATGCGATTAATCTGGCCGGACCTACACCTGCATTCAGCGCAGTTTTGAGTTCTAACCATACTGGTACAAATGCTTATCAAGTAATTTTTGACACTGTGCTAGTAGATACGACTTCAAGCTATAACAATGGTACAGGCGTTTATACGATTCCGACCAGTGGTATATATTTACTATCTTCGCATATAACTTATGGACAATATTCTAATAATGCTACTACGTTTATTTTTATTTATATGTCCATAAATGGTATTCCTTATCAATTTGGTTTAATGCCTGGCATTGCATCTTGCCCTGGCTATGCTGGACCTAATAATTGGCTTGCATTTGATTGCAATATTATTTTGCCGTTAACATCAGGCAATAATATTTTTGTTTCAGTAAATGGGACAGGCAACACTAGCAATGACAATGTAGTTGGATATTCGCCAGCTACTTCATATACTACTTGTTTTAGTGGCTATATGATTGCTCAAGTTTAAGGATTTTATGAACAGAATAGACTACCAAGCTCAATACCTGGGCAATATAAGAGACCAAGAACATAAACGCTCCAACGTTGAAGGTAAAAAGTTTACTGAAGTGCCTGAGTTCCGTGATGATGTTAAGAAAGTAGAAGATCGGGTTTCAACCCAGGCATTTCACAGATTACATGCACGAACTGGCTTTGATCTTCCCGGCCAGAATCCACGCAGGCGTCATGAGATGGAAGACCAAGGTTATATAAGGTGATATATGGCAACAAATAATGCTGTTAACCAATCAAGAGCTACTTTTAATGCTTATTTCGCTGCTTCACAGACGAATGTGACTGGCGATGCCACTGTAGCGGTAATTGCATGCGATACGGCAGCTATAAATGAAGGGTCTGTGTATAATACTGGTACTGGTATAATGACCGCGCCTGTAAGCGGAAATTACTTGCTAGGCGCTTCGGCCATGCTGACCTCTGTCAGCTCAGCTCTGTTCACATTATGCCAGTTGGCTGTAGTAGTTAATGCTACCAGTTATATACTTGCAGAACTTAATCCATATGTCGCTGCTGCTGCTGGAGGCTATCTAGGAGTAAATGGTACAAAAATAATCCCTTTGACTACTGGAGACTCTGTTCATTTCACAATAATGGTTTCAAATGATACAAAAACCGTTGGGTTGCTGGGAACGTCTTATTGGACTGAAATATACGGCTGCTTAGTGCCATAAGAAAGGAGTTATTATGGCTACTAATAATGCAATTAACTACGATATACCGGCTCATGCTGCTACCTTTTCTGCTTATTTAAGTACAACCTCGGTCGGTGCTATAGGCAATGGATCTATAACAGCACTACCATTTGATATAGCGACTATAAATGAGAACAGTGTATATAATGCGACTAATGGTTATTTCACCGCTCCAGTAAGTGGCAATTACCTGTTTGAATGTTCTATAGGATTCGGCAGTCTGACGGTTGCTGCTCCGCAATCTATAACAGGTCAAATAGTTCTTGGTATAAACGGGGTTACCAATCAACGGAATAGAGATTATAGCCAACCCAATAGTATTGCATCCAGCGGTATATGCATTATAAAAGGTATTTTTATAGTCGGTCTTTCAGCTGGCGATACTGTTCATATAGGAATTACACTTATTGGTGAAGGAGCTAATGTGAGCGATATATTAGCTAATGTGACGACATTCAGCGGCTATTTAATATATTAAACTTTGAAATTAATCCCTCTTAAAGTTAGAGGGCATAACCCTTGCTACCCTCCTACGCTAAAGCTACGGCGGGCAAGCAGTAACTAAGAAAGGCCAGAAATGGCAAAAAGACACCACAGTTCACGTACAGGAGGGAAACTAGGCTCCCAATTAGATATTGGGTCTAGGTTTCAGGGAATGGAATATGTAGCGCATCAAGAAGCAGAAGATGGATCGATGATCCACAATGATTACAATTGTATGTCCTTGCTGCCTTATAACGTTATTATCAAAGAGTATCCAAAAATAGAATCTACCATGGAGATGGTTGATAATGATGATCTTAACAGCATCGATCGTCAAATCGATGAGTTGGATGGCGGGCCAATAAGACGCGGTCGTTCACCAAAGAGGGTCTAATGCCTGTTATGTTGCGCTTATCTAAGAAAGCGAAAGAGATTGCTTATGCCATTCTTGGCAAGCCCGGAAACGTTGTTAATAAACGTTCACGTCTCATGGGAGATGTTGAAGGCAAGCTGATAAGGCAAGAGAATAGTCGATTACGTTAACTTGAAGCGAGTCGCGTTTGGTGT